AAGAGACTCCTTATCCCAGTCCTCGAATCCGAATCCGAACCCGGGACGGTCTTTGAGGACAGGGGGATAAGAGACTCACGCGGCGACCTACACACGAAAAACCGACCCACCCGGCCCTTCCGTACAAACCACTTTCAATTTTTTCTATAAAATTTCCGTACGTCCAACTTTGATGCACACCATGGCTACATCCAAAAAGCGCGGGGCCGACGCGACGCCAGAAGGCCGCGCTAAGCACGCAGCGCAAGCGCGGCGAGGCATCAACACGTCCAGCGCGAAGAACGCCGAGCTGATCAGCCCGGACAAACCGCTCACCGACATGCAGCGCGCGTTCGTCAAGTTCTGGGCGCAGGGCGAGTCGATCCTCAGTGCATCGGCCAAGGCGGGCTACAACGATGGGGGCGCATACGCGTATCGCCTCGTGCGGATGCCCAACGTGCTGCGCATGTACGAGGACGAGAAGCGCCTCTACGAAGAGGCCAGCCAAATGACCCGCAAGCGCGTGATGGATGGCCTTTTGGAGTCCATCGAACTGGCCAAGCTCATGGCGGAGCCCGGAACGATGGTGTCAGGCTGGCGCGAGATCGGAAAAATGTGCGGCTACTACGAGCCGGTGCAGAAGAAGCTCGACATCACGATCAACGGCAAAGTGATGCTGGACCGCCTGGACCGCATGAGCGACGCAGAGCTGTTCAAGGTCATCGCAGAGACAGGTCAGCAGGTACTTGAGGCCGAAGCGGCCTTGATGGAGCAAGAAGATGGCGACGGAGAACCTGAATGACCAAGATTTCGACCCGCAAGCCGAGTTCTACGACGAAGAAGGCTACCGCTACCGCAGCTTCGCAGCGTGGCTCGTCCAAGACAAAGACCACTGCGGCCTCAACACGCGCCTCGACGAGCTCAAAACCATCCGCGAGTGGCCAAAAGGCGCCCGTGCGTGGTTCAGCGTCCACTGGCAAGAGCGCGAAAAAGCCCACCCTAGCGAGTACCTCGAAACTCGCAGCGCTCACGCCTTCGCCTCAGCCCACCGGGACTTTGCCAATTCCGGCTGCAAGCACCCCCGCAGCTGCGGCCGTACAACGCGAACTGGCGTCGCGCGTGCTGTCGCGGCGCCGTCTCATGCCGTTCATCCAGCGGATGAACCCGAAGTACCTCGCAGGGTGGGTCCACGATGACATCTGCCGCCGGCTGGAGCGCTTCAGTGAGGCCGTGGCGGAGGGCAAATCGCCCCGACTCATGCTGCTCATGCCGCCCCGGCACGGCAAGAGCGAGATCGCGTCCAAGAACTTCCCTGCGTGGCACCTGGGGCGCTACCCGGACCACGAGTTCATCGCCTGCTCGTACAACTTGAGCCTCGCGATGGGTTTCAGCCGCAAGGTCAAGCAGCTGATCGACGACCCCGCCTACCAGAGCGTGTTCACGGACACCCGCCTGGACCCCAACAACAGCTCGACCGAAGAGTGGGGCGTACACAACCACCGCGGCGGCTACGTGGCAGCTGGTATCGGCGGCCCGATCACGGGTAAGGGCGCTCACGTCCTCGTGATCGACGACCCCGTGAAGAACGCGGAAGAGGCGGACAGCGCCGACGGCCGCGAAAAGACCTGGGAGTGGTACCTGTCCACCGCCTACAGCCGCTTGGCCCCCGGTGGCGGCGTGCTGGTGATCCAGACGTGGTGGCACGACGACGACTTGGCGGGCCGCCTGCAGAACATGATGAAGCTGGGCGGCGACGAGGACCACATCGACCAGTTCGAGGTGGTCAAGTACCCCGCCCTGGCCGAGCAGGACGAGTGGCTGGACACGGCCACGGACGAGATCGTCCGCATCGACACCGGCAAGATGGCGCAAGACGTGCTCCGCAAGGCCATGGTCAGCGCCAAAGTCATGGCGTTCCCGGAAGAAGCCCGGGAAGCCGCCGCGCGGGCGATGCTGAGCGGGACCGACCCGACCAATCTGCGCTGGCTCCGCAACGCGGGCGACGCGCTGCACCCGGCACGCTACGACGTGGCCAAGCTGTTGCGGATCAAGGCCCAGAACAACGGCGGGCGCTGGTGGGCAGCCCTGTATCAGCAGAACCCGGTCCCTGACGATGGGGCGTATTTCACCCGCGAGCAGTTCCGCCGCGCCCAGCCGCCAAGGGTCAAGGACGCCAACGTCTACATCGCGTTCGACTTCGCCATCAGCGAGAAAAAGCAGAACGACTACACGGTCGGCAGCGTCGGGCTGCAGGACACGAACGACATGCTGCACATCGCTGAGGTCTTGCGCTTCAAAAGCGGGGACGCGTTCTTCATCGTGGAGAGCATCCTGAATCTTGTCGTACGCTGGTATAGTCCGAGTCTGATTCTGGGCTTTGAGGACGGGCAGATCTATCGAGCGATCGAAGCGCTGCTGAAAAAGCGCATGAAAGAGCGGCAGCTCTACCCGTCCATCGAAGTGCTGAAGCCGATCACCGACAAAATGGCGCGTGCCCGCCCACTTCAAGGCCGAATGCAACAGGGCATGGTCAGTTTCAACGACTCGGGTGACTGGTACGACGTCGTGCGGCAGGAAATGCTGCGCTTCCCGGCCGGCGTGCACGACGACTGCGTTGACTCACTGGCCTGGATGACGCAGCTTGCCATCGGGCGGGCTGCACCTCTCAAACCGCGTGCTCAGAGGATTCCGTCATGGAAGGACAAACTCAAGGTCGGTGGCGCAGCAGCGTCGCACATGGCAGCTTGATGCGCACAGGAGAACCGCATGGCCGATAAATGCGCCGAACTGATCGCCCGCTGCTTCGCAGCGCGCACCGCCGCCCACTTTGCCCACTTCACGACCCGCTCGTACTCCGCGCACATGGCGCTGAACGAGTTCTATGACGCCATCGTCGAGGCTGCAGATACGTTCGCCGAGTGCCGCATGGGCGTGGAGGGGCCGTTCAAGAGCTTCCCCAACGTGCCTGTGCCCACCGGGGAGCCGGTGGATTGGCTGCCGGATCTGCACCAGTGGATCAAGGCGCACCGCACCGAGTGTGCAGACGGCAGCACGGAGTTGGCCAACCTGATCGACGAAATCTTGTCGGTGATCGACAAGTCGTTCTACAAGCTCAAATTCTTGAAGTGAGTCGCCTATGCCGATCGACGCCGCCCTGTGCACAAAAATCTGGTACCGCTACGCCTGGGCCCGTGACAACGGGCACGCGCAGTTCGTCGAGAAGGCGGACAAGTGCGAGGCGTTCTTTCGCGGCGACCAGTGGGACAAGGCCGACAAGACCAAGTTGCGCCTGCAGCGCCGCCCGGCACTGACGATCAACAAGATCATCTCGACCATGGCCAACGTCATGGGCGAGCAGATCTACAACCGCAACGAGATCGCGTTCCGCCCGCGCTCAGGGTCGCCCGCCGAGACGGCCGACGTGCTGACGAAGGTCTTCAAACAGATCAGCGACAACAACCAGCTGGACTGGAAGCGCTCGGACATGTTCGCCGACGGGATCATCACGTCCCGCGGGTTCCTCGACGTCCGCATCGGGTTCAACGACAGCCTGCAGGGCGAGGTCGTCATCGAGAACCTGAACCCCAAGAACGTCATCGTGGACCCGGACGGCGAGCAGTACGACCCGGACACGTGGAACGAGGTCTTCACGACCAAGTGGGTGACCGCTGACGACATCGCGGTGCTGTACAACAAGGAAGATGCCGATCTTCTGCGCAACCGCGAGCAGAGTTTCTTCCCGTACGGCTACGACAGCATCCAGTCCACGCGCGATCGCTTCGGTGACCGCTTCAACCCGATGTACAACGGCACGTACGATGAGTCCAGCGTGATGCGCAACATCCGCTTGATCGAACGTCAGTACCGCACGCTGGATAAGCAGAAGCACTTCGTTGACCCAACCACGGGCGACATGCGCGCCATCCCGGCCGACTTCGACCGCAACCGCATCGCGTGGTTCGTGGAAAAGTTCGGCTTCAAGGTCGTCCCGAAGATGGTCCACCGCATCAAGTGGGTCGTGATCGCCGACAACGTGGTGCTGCACGACGACTGGAGCCCGTACAAGCACTTCACGGTCGTGCCCTTCTTTCCGTTCTTCCGTCACGGCACCACGATCGGCCTCGTGGAGAACCTCATCGGGCCGCAGGAGCTGCTCAACAAGGTCTCGAGCCAGGAGCTGCACGTGGTCAACACCACGGCCAACAGCGGCTGGAAGGCCAAGGCCGGCGCCCTGGTGAACATGAGCGCCGAAGAGCTGGAGCAGCGCGGTGCCGAGACCGGCCTCGTGGTCGAGGTCAATGGCGACCCGGACAAAGACTTGGTCAAGATTCAGCCCAATCAGGTGCCGCAGGGTCTGGACCGGATCAGCTACAAGGCCGAGGAACACCTCAAGGGGATCTCTGGCGTCTCGGACAGCATGCAGGGCCAAGACCGCGCCGACGTCGCCGCCAAGGCGATCCAGGCCAAGCGTCAGGCCGGCAGCACGAACTTCGTCAAGCCTCTGGACAGCTTGACGCGCTCCGACTTCATCCTGGCTCGCAACATCCTGGACTTGATCCAGACGTTCTACACCGAGGAACGCGTCCTGACCATTACCAAGGACAAGCTCACCGGCGAGGAAGAGACGTTCACCATCAACGGCATGAGCCCCGATGGTACTGTCGTCAACGACCTGATGCTCGGTGAGTACGACACCGTCACTTCCAGCGTACCGCAGCGCGAGACCCTGGAGGACAGCCAATTCGACCAAGCCGTCGCTCTGAAGGAACTGGGTGTCGCCATCCCGGACGAAACGCTGATCGAGAACAGCCGCCTGATCGGCAAGCGCGAGATCATCAAGAAGATGAACGCGGCGGCGAACAGCCCCGAGGCGCAGGCACAGCGAGCGCTCGCCATGCGTGGCCAGCAGGCCGAAGTCGCCAAGACGGAAGCAGAGGCCGCTGGCAAGCAGGCCGACGCCGGCCTCAAGCACGCCAAGGCCCGCAAGGAAGGCGTGCTGGCTGAGAAGGAAGCGGCTACGCCGCCAGAGGACAACGGCGCCCAGGCCCAGGCGATGAAGGTGCAGGCCGACATCGCACTCGATGAGAAGAAATTCCAACACGAGATGAGCATGGAAGAGCGCAAAATGCAGTTCGAGTTCGGGCTGCGCCAGATGGAGGCGCAGCAGAACGCCCGCCTTCGCGAACAGGACGCCGCCGTTCAGCGGGCCGTGGCCGTGAAGCAAGCCAACCAACCCAACCCCCAACCCTCCAACCCGAAGGAAACAGCATGATCAAGCTGCACTGGATGTTCAAGCGCTACATGGAACCTGCAGGCGACGCCGACCAGGGCGGCGCGGGCGGCGGCACAGTCGACCGCGGCGACAACTGGACGCCCACGGACGATGAAGTCAAAAAGCCCGACGTCAAGCCCGACGTCAAGCCGGACGCCGACACGATCGGCGCCGCTGACACCTCGCTGCGCGACGGCGGTGGCGGTGACGAGAGCGACGTGGACCCGGACAACCCGGACAAGGGCAGCGACGGCAAGGCCGACAAGGACGACAAGGCCAAGGCCGACGCGCGCATCCCGCTCAGCCGCCACAAAGAGATCCTCGAGGCCGAGCGCGGCCGACGTGAAGCTCTCGAGCAGCAGCTGTCGAAGTTCCAGCAAGGCCAGCAAGTCGCTGCCACGAACGACGAGATCACTCAGCTCGAGGACAAGCTGATCGCGAAAGAGACCGAGTACAACAAGGCCGTGGCAGACGGTGAGCTGGACAAAGCCAACAAGTTGATGCGCGAGATCCGCACGATGGACCGCGACATCAACGACAAGCGCACCAACATGAACATCCAGGCCGCGGAAGCTCGCGCCGTCGAGCGCGTGCGCTACGACACCCTGGTCGACCGCATGGAAGAGGCCTACCCGCAGCTGGACCCCAAGCACCAGGACTTCGACAAGGACAAGACCGCTGAAGTGCTCGAGCTCAAGGCCGCCTACCAAACCACGGGCTACACGCCCTCGCAGGCGCTGCAGAAGGCTATCAAGCTCATCATGCCGCCCAAGACCCGCGCCCAGGAGACCGCCGCCGAGGCCACCCCGCGCGTCAGTGCTGAGGACGCGGCCAAGGCCAAGGCAGAAGCGCGTGCGGCAGAGCAGCGCAAGAAGAACGCGGACGTTGCCGGCCGGCAGCCTCCTGCGACGACGAAGGTCGGCCAAGACCACGACAAGCTCGGTGGCCAGATCAGCGCGAAGGACGTGCTCAAGATGTCGCAGGACGACTTCATGAAGCTCGACGAAAAGACCCTGGCTGCCATGCGCGGCGACGAACTGGAGGCATGATCATGGCTCGCATCCACACTGACCACAACGGCGTCTATGTGAACGCCATCAGCGGCATGGCAGACGGTACCAGCGTCGAAGGGCATGTGTACGACGTTCACGCCGGGCGTTACTCTCTCCGCCTGTCGTTCCAGCTCGGGCCGATCAAAGAGGCCGGCGTCAACGGCCTGACCAACGAGGCCCTCATCGCGGTGCTGACGCATCGCATGAAGGTGCTCAACAGCAAGTTCCCGTGCGCTGAAAACCAGCGCGCCATCAACCACCTCGAGCTGGCCGCGCAGGCGCTTGAGTCGCGCACCAAGGACCGTATCGCACGTGGGGTCGAAGGAACCCACGCCTCTTAACTTTCGGAGACCGCCGTGCACTACACCTCGAACCTCGTTTCATCCCCGTCCAATCTCCCTGGCTACCGAACAGGCGACACCATCAGCATGGGCGACGGCTCGGCGTGGGTCTACTACGAAGGGGCGGGGTGGGTGCCCGACGTGTCCTCGGGCGCGGCATTTGCCGCGCCCAAACCGAGCGGCAACGACGACACCGCCATCCTGCAGGACTTCCTCGATACCATGGGGGCGGAAGCCGCCGCCTCGAAGCGCCGCCGCACCGTCGAGCTGTACGGGCAGGCCCCGTACCTCGTGAGCGGGTTGTGGCACCCTGAGTTCATCCACATCAAGGGCAACGGCACCACGTTGATCAAGACGACCAACGCCGTCTACACCAACGGGGCCCTGTTCACCAGCCCTCTGTCGTCGGTCATCCGCGCCAAATGGAACAAGAAGAACGGCAGCTGGTACGGTTCGGCGCGCTTCATGGGTCTCGAAGACATCACGCTTGATGCTGCGAACAAAGACTACCTGTCCGTGATGGAGTACTTCAACGTCGAGAACCTGCTCATCAAGGACGTGACGCTCATCGCAGGGCTGTGGTCGCAGAACTGGTCCACGCGCATCGGCGGAAAGAACATCACGATCATGAACCCCCGGGTCCTGGGCGCCACGCGGGTGTTCCAAGACGGGCTGCACATCCTGTTCGGCGAAAACATCCACGTGATCGGCGGGTACATCGAGGCGGGCGACGACTGCTTGGCCTTCGGCGACGATCAGATCACCAACAGCGAGTATTACGACGATCAAGGGCTCAAGAACTTTTCGGCTGTGGGTGTGTCTACGCTCGGCACACGCGGCGCGGGCTGCAAGGTGTACGTCCCGGCAACCAAACCGTTCGCCTCTGCACTGGGGTACACCAAAACAGGTCGCGTCTCCGGCGGTCGCATCTCGTTCACGGGTCGTGTAGGCCAGCTGCGCAACGGCGGCGTGTCGCTCATGAACCACGCTACCCCTGACACCAGCGTCATCTCCGATCTGCGCGACGTGCACGTGGAGGCCGACTTGGATGTCGGTACCGACGGCACGGGGGTGTATTCGGCGATCCCGGGCACATTGATCGGCTCGCCATCGGCCGTGTCGCTCGCCAGCGAGGCCATCGTCACGCTCAACGGTCACGGGTTGACCACGGGCAAAGTCGTCTCGTTCATCAACATCCCGTCCAACGGCATGCAGAACCTGTCGGGCTTTTACCAAGTCCGTATCCCGACCGCCAACACGTTCGGTCTGAGCGACATCGCGTATCGTAACAACGTGGGTCTGGACAGCACGGCGTTCGCCGCCTGGACATCCGGCCAGCTGGTGCATGTGTCGTCGGGCACTGGCTACACCGTCGGCGACGACCTGACGTTGTCGGGCGGCTCAGTGCAAGAACACGCTGTGTTCCGCGTCACGCAAGTCGGCCCCAACGGTGAGGTCGAGGCGGTGCGCCCCATTTCGCGCGGCAAGTACACCACTCTTCCGCCCACCCCCAATTCGCCGACAGGCGGCACCGGCACCGGCTGTCAGCTGTTCCTCGAGCTGACCCACTCCGGAGTGAACGCGTTCGGCGTGATGAACGTGGGCACGATGGACACCTCCGTCGAAGCGAGTCTCGTCATCAACGACACGACCGGTTCGTCCACACGCTTCGGCGTCGGGTCCTTGCAGGACGTCCAGGGCACGCAGACGAAAATCAACTGTCAGAACATGCCCGGAAACGGCGGGATTCAGATCGCGAACGCTTCGACCGTGCACAAAACCCGCGATAACCGCATCTCGGGGCACCTCGTCAGCAACGCGGACGTGTCAGTGGTGAACGGTCATGTGATCTCGTTCAACGCACGCGACACGGTCCTGCACGACTGCTTGTTCGAGGGCGTGCAGCCCAACGTGGCAGCGATCAACTTCGGGTTCAACGGCAACTTCTGGCAAGAGCACGTCTTTGTTTCAGCGACTGATTCCGTCGACGGGTTCGGCGCCTATGAATGCCCGATCGGCACGCCTGCGGTCGGTTGGCGTGCCGGTGACTACGTCGGCATCTTTGACAACGTGCTGTCAGGCGGCGGGTCTCTGAACGGCTACTACTGGATCTACAAGATGTTCGGCGAGACGACCATCTACCTCAAGGACTTCAACAACGAGGTAGTGGGCTTGCGCGGGGCCACCGTTGTCACTCCCGGCCGCACCGCGCTTACGCAAAACACGATGACGTTGGAACGCGTCACGATCCGCGGCGGCGCGTCGTCGTACGGCATCGGCGCGGCGTCGAACAACCCCCTCCGCGTCAACGGACTGGTCATCAAGGACAGCGACTTCAGCGGCGTAATCACGCCGCTTGCGCCGAACGTGATGAACTTGCCCATCATGTCGGTAGCGAACACCCTGGGCATCACATGTGACACCCGTGTGTACAAAGCTGCCTCCGTTACGCACAGCATGCTGACCAGCCGCAAGATTGTTCTGCAGCCCAGCGCAAACCTGACCATCAACGCGCCGACATCGGCGCGCAAAGGCGACGAGCTGGATGTCACGATCGTGCACCCGGCGGGCGGAGCGGTGACGGTGACCTGGGCCTCGGTGTTCAAGAAAGCCGATGACGGCACGGCCGCTGCGGGCTCCACGGGCAGCACGCGCTTCGCGTACGACGGCACGAAGTGGGTACAGAAAGGCGGCGCGCTCGCGTACTTCGCGTGACCCGTTGCCAATCAAGAACAGCCCGCATCGCGGGCTGTTCTCTTTTGTGTAAAAAGTAGATTACACTCGCTCCCATCGTGCGAGATGACGACACATTCTCAGTTCGCTGGTCGTGGCGAGACACGACAAATGCCAGTACTTCAACCCACAGTCAAAGGAGAGCCCCATGGCACTCACGAACTTTGGCCTGCTGACCAGTGAACAGAAGACCGTTTGGTCGATGGACCTCTGGCGTCAGGCCCGCAACATGTCCTTCGTCAACCGCTTCCTGGGCAAAGGCCCCAACTCGCTGATCCAGCACATCACCGAGCTGAAGAAGACCGAGAAGGGCGCTCGCGCAGTCATCACCCTGCTGGCCGACCTGCAAGGCGACGGCGTGGCCGGTGACCGCACCCTGGAAGGCAACGAAGAGGCGATGCAGACCTTCGATCAGGTGATCCGCGTCGACCAGCTGCGTCACGCCAACCGCCACGAAGGCCGCATGGCCGACCAGAAGTCGATCGTCGAGTTCCGCGGCAACAGCCGTGACGTGCTGGCCTACTGGCTGGCCGACCGCATCGACCAGCTGGCCTTCCTGACCATGTCCGGCGTGGCCTACACCAAGAAGAACAACGGTACCAACCGCACCGGTTCGGACCTGCCGTTCCTCGAGTTCGGCGCCGACGTGGCAGCCCCGTCCGCCAACCGCCGCCTGCGCTGGGACGGCACCAACAAGACGCTGGTCGCCTCGGCTGCCACGTCTGCGTTGGCCGCCGCCGACACCCCGACGTGGAACATGTTCGTGCAGCTCAAGGCTTACGCCAAGGAGCGCTACGTTCGCGGCATCAAGGAAGACGGCGGCGAGGAAACCTACCACGCCTTCCTGACCCCCTCGGCGTTCGCGAAGCTGAAGCAGGACCCCGACTACATGCTGAACCTGCGTCACTCGCAGCAGGCCGACAAGAACAACGCCCTGTTCACCGGCTCCAGCGTGAAGATCGACGGCATCTACCTGCACGAGTTCCGCCACGTCTACAACACCCGCGGTGCCGCTTCCGGCTCCAAGTGGGGCTCCGGCGGTACCGTCGACGGTTGCCAAGTCCTGTTCTGCGGCGCGCAGGCCCTGGGCATGGCAGACATCGGCGCCCCCGAGTGGGTCGAGAAGGGTTTCGACTACGAGAACCAACAAGGCATCTCGGTGGGCAAGATCCTGGGCTTCCTGAAGCCCAAGTTCGGCAACATCTACGAGGCCGGTTCCGTCGAAGACTTCGGCGTGATCTCCTGCTACGTCGCCCAGTAACGGGCCAGGGCCGGCTGACGCCGGCCCGTAGCACAACCAGCTCATGAAAGGAGGCCAGTCATGGCCAAGCTCCTGAAGAACCGAGGCCTGCAGTACGCGCTGTCGGCTGAGTTCACCCTCAACGTGACCGACACCATGGTCATGACCGACGGCGTCGAGAAGTTGTTCTCGGTCGCCGCCCCCGTGGCCGACATCATCGGTCTGCCGCCCAACGCTGTTGTCGTCGGCGGTGACGTGACCGTCGAGACCGTGTCGAACGACACCGGTACCGCGACCATCGCCGTGGGCGACTCGGCGTCGGCCAGCCGCTACTTGGCCGCCACCAGCATCAAGACGGCCGGTCGCACGGCTCTGGTGCCCACCGGCTACCGCGGTTCTGGTGAAGACATCCGCATCACCCTGGCCAACCAGAACGGCAACGCCACGGCAGGCACGGTGACCGTCCGCGTCCAGTACGTCGTGACCGGCCGCACCAACGAAGTCCAGGTCGCTTGATCTGAACAACCCACGTCAGGGCTTCGGCCCTGACTTCTAAGGAGCCGAACATGAAATTCATCTCGAGTCGCGATCGCACCATCGCGTCGCTGACCGGCCACTCGATCGAGTTCAAGAAGGGTGTGCCGACGTTTGTCCCCAAGGAGATGCACGCCGAAGTGCTCAACCTGGGGTGCGTGCCCGAGGAAGAGCTGCAAGACAGCACCGACGACAAGCCTGCGGTCGAACCGACTGACCCGACCGAACGCCAGGACGCGCTGCTGGCTGCCATCGCGGTCATGGTGGAGCGCAACTCCCGCGACGACTTCGGCGCCAACGGTGCTCCGAGCATCAAGGCCCTGAACGACGCCCTCGGCTGGAAGCCCAGCGCTGAAGAGCGCGACACTGCGTGGCTCGAGTACCAGACCAAGGACTGACATGACCGGCCAAGAGCTGCTTCAGCTGTTCCGCCAGGAGATGAACGATCTGGCTGCGCCGTACCTTTGGTCCGACGCAGAGATCCTGTCGTACATCGACGACGCGCAGATGATGTTCTGCCGAAAAACGGACGGGATCGCTGACGCCTCGACGGCCAGCATCGTCAACATCGAGGTCATCGCAGGCCAGGACTGGTACACCACCAGTCCCCTCATTCTGAAATGGCGCACCGCTTTCCGTCGGGACAACGGACGCCCGGTCGATCTCGTCAACATCGAAGACACCGCGACCCAGGGCATGCGCTTCGATGGGCGCAGCGGCCCGGTGGGCGCGGTCGTCATCGGGCTGGAGCGCACCAAAGTCCGCGTCTGGCCCCTGCCCTCTGAAGACGTCGTCATCGAGACCACTGTGTTCCGCCTGCCGCTGCAGCCGGTCAACAACGCGACGAAAAACGAACAGCTCGAGGTCGACGTGCAGCACCACCAGCACCTTCTACGCTGGGTCAAGTCGCGGGCCTACGGCAAACAGGACTCCGAGGCTTTCGACAAGACGAAGGCGCGCGAGTTCGAGCTATCCTTCTTGCAGTACTGCGAGGATTCCAAGATCGAAGACCGCCGACTGCGCCACAAAACGCGCGTCGTAGCGTACGGCGGCTACTAAGGAGCAGACGATGCCAGTGATCACGATGACCACGAGTCGCACGTACGCGGGCTTGTGGCTACAAGCCGGCGTGTCGTACGACCTCGACACCTCCCCGGCCTCGGCCCTGGTTACCGCCGGCTCGGCGACATACGGGGCGCCGACGAACTCCGCCATTCAGCAGCTCGTTTACGTCGGCGCGACGGGGCAGCTGCAACGAGCAGGATCAAGCGCGCTGCTGGTGAGCGGCGCACCATTCGCCCGCCGGACCCTGGTGGTGGACGGCGACTCCCAGAGCAAGAACGGCGACGTCGTGTCAGCGGGTGCCTACCGCCTGCTGTCGTCGCGCGGCTACTGGGTGCACTGCTTGGCCGAAATCGGCTGGCCGTACGACGTGGTGGCCGTGTCGGCAGTCCCTGGCGAAACCATGCAGCAGATTCTGGCGCGCTTTGATTCGTCTGTCGCCGCATACCGCCCGAACGAAGTGCTGTTGATGCCGGGGCAGAACAACTTGCTCGACACCGACAACTGCGTCGCCTTCGGCATCGCTTTGCGTGAGTACGCGATGAAGTGCCGAGCGATCGGTGCCGCCCTCCGCATCGTGTACACGACTCCGCGGTACGGCGCTTTCAGCACGACCACTGTTCGCCAAAACATCGTGCTGATCCGACAGTACATCGCGGATCTGGTACGAGACAATCTGGCCGTCGCGTCGGACGCTCACCGTGCGCTCATCGACCGCACCAGCTCAGTCGGGTCGGCCCTGTCCGGCATGCTGTACGACCAAGCATCGGCGGGCGTGCACATCGGGGCAAAGGGCGGCGTGCGGATCGGACGCCAGTTCGCCAAAGACTTCGCCCGCGAAAACTTCTCGAACCCGTTCGTACCTCCTGCGTCGAACGTGGACTGCCGGCAGACGTACGCACAGTCCAAACAACTGATGCTGAACCCTCTGCTCTCGGGCTCGGCGGGCACGGTCACCGCCCCCGCCGCAGGTGTGGCACCGGACTCGTGGCAGATCCAGTACGTCCGCTCCGGCACGTCGGCTGCACTCGTGACGATGGCCACCAACGTCGCCGACGCCAGCGATCCTGGCGGCACAGCATGCACGCTGACGTTCAGCGGCACCAAGACGGACGGCGCCGACGACCTCGCCATCCTGAACGCGTCTGCGCAGTTCGTAAACATGGCGTCGGGCGCCGCTCTCACGCCGGGCGTCGACTACATCGACTACGCACGCATGGCCATCAAGGCGACGAACGTCTCGTCGAATTTCTCGTACGCCAAGCTGCAGATCGAGGCACTCAACGGCAGCACCCCTTTGTACGAATCGACGTGCATGGCGGAAAGCGCGTCTGACCCACAAGGCGAGTTCAGCCCGAACGAGCTCGTGTTCCACGCCCCCGGGTTTGTCATCCCGGTGGGTGCCACACGCATTCGCGCCAACCTGAAAATCGGGTACGGCGCGGGCGCCTGCACGGGTGTGTTCACCGTGCCGTACCTCTACTGCCGCATCAAATAACTACCTGCCGTACACCATGAACGACATCCACGAACACACTGCTGATGCCGTCGTCGCCTCCGTGGCATCCAAGGCCACGTACGTCGGCGCAGGAACGAGCTTCATCGGGTGGCTTACAACGAGCGAGGCCGGCGTCGCTGTAGGTATCATCCTCGGTATCGTCGGCTTCATCGTGAACCTCTATTTCAAGCGCCGCGAAGACCGTCGCCAGCAAGAGCAGCACGATGCCCAGATGCGCGCGATTCGAGGGGATTACCTGTGACCCCGCCCGTGTCGACTCAGTTCAAGGCGCGCGTCGCCGTGACGCTGCTGACCATGTCGGCAGCGGCGTTTGTGGCGCGTATGCAGACTGAAGGCTACAGCGATCGCGCGATCATCCCCACGAAAGGTGACGTCCCGACGATCGGCTTTGGCACGACCGAGGGGGTGAAGATGGGCGACAGCATCACGCCGGTGCTGGCCCTCGAGCGCGCTCTGCGCGACGTGAACAAGTTCGAAGGCGCTCTCAAGCGCTGCGTCAAAGTTCCGCTGTTTCAGGAAGAGTACGACCTGTACCTCGACCTGTCGTACAACATCGGCTCGGGCGCATTCTGCTCGTCGACGATCGTCAGCCGCCTCAACGCTCGCGACTACCAGGGCGCGTGCGAGGGCATCCTCATGTGGAAGATGTACACCGTCGACCCCAAAACCAAGATCGACTGCTCCAAGCCGAACAAGGTTTGCGCCGGCCTGTGGACGAACCGACTGGCGCTGCACGAGCGCTGCATGAAGGCGCAGCTGTGAACGCCTACGTCGTCCTTGCCCTCATCGCGATAGCGTCCGCGCTTTCGTTTTTTGCAGGTCAGGGCGCAAAGGAGAGAGAGCAGCTGAAAGCCGAAAAGCAAGCGAGCGAGCAACGGGAACGTAAAGAGCGGGAGTACCGCAAAAGAGGCCAAGAACATGAGGCAATCGTCGGTACCCTCACAGCGCAACGCGACGACGCAAGGCAAAAGCTCGCAACCGCGACGACTGGTCGGCGTTGTCTTGAGTCTCGCGCTGTGCGCGTGCTCAACACCGCCGACCGAGTGCCCGGCACTGCCGAGCAACCTACTGGTGCGCCCGAAGCCGCTGAACGATCTGAAAGCCAGCGGGACCAAGAAGCCTTCGCCACAGACCGAGATGTGAGCGAGGCGATCTTAGAATGTCGCGTCGAGTACAAGAAAATCTCTGACCAGCTCAACGCCATAATCGACATCGAGCTGAGTCGTACCAAATAGCACCACCAGCACCAGCGGGTATGCGCGCAAGCGCGGTGTGCGGCGCTATCCGAGACCTTCGGCTCGGTTCCCAACCCCCGCCAGGGGCCGTGGTGTGAGTCCTTGGCATATCACGGCCCCTACCTATGACCGCCTCAAACCCAATCCGCGTCGGCCCTTTCCCCTTCGGTGAAAACAACCGCCGGTCTCCGCGCGACTTGGTCGAGAAGACGGTCGGGCAGCAGGGGCGTTTTGCGCGCGCCATCGTGAACGCAGACGTTCACAGCGAGGGCCGTGTAACGCGCCGTCGCGGATTCACGCAGGCCCTTTCCCTGACGGATGCCACCGGTGCCGTAGAGCACGCGGCCGGGGCGCTCGTCGTCGATAACGGGCAGATCCTGTTCGTGCGGCAGCAGAACGGCGGGCTGCAGTCAGAGGTACTCGGTGCGTGCGTGCCGGGGCGCCGACCTGCTTTTTGCGATGTGCCGGCCGGCACGCTGCTGTCCGATGAGGATACGATCCAGCTGATCACGCCCGAGAACGAGGTGCGCGCGTGGACGCTACCGCAGCCCACGTTTGCCTGCACCCAGACGACGGGTGCCCTGCCCCCAGGCCTGTACCGAGTGTCGGTAGCGTACCGCGCCGACGACGGCGCGCTGCATGCCGCCCCCGAAGTGCAAGCCGTCGACGTAACGACCGGCGGCATCCTCGTGAGCAACCTCCCAGCGACACTCCCGTCCGGGGTCACCGTCGTCATCGGCATGTCTCGCGCGAACGGCAGCGAACTGATGGAGGTCATGGAGTTCGGACAGGGGTCTACCCCCACGCCGCCGGTCACACTGGCCGTCGCTCCTTCAGACGGGGCAGAGTTCTGGGTAGCCGGACTTCAGCCGATGCCGGCCGGGCGCTTCATGGACACACTCGGTGGTCGCGTGCTTAGCGCGGTCGGCAACGCGGTGTTTTTCAGCGAGCCTTTCTCGGGTCACGTGTGCGCCCGAGATCGAAGCTACGTGCTGTTCGAGCACCCTGTGACGCTGTTGGCGTCGCTCGAGACCGGCACGTTCATCGCCGCGGGCGAAACCTACTGGCTCCCCGGCGACATCGACGGGGCCGAAATGCTTCCGCAGCTGCCCTACGATGCGGTGCCGTACTCGCTTCGCGCCATCCCGAACCAGAACAAAGTGTGGTGGATGTCCGAGAAGGGCATAATCGTGGGTGACCAATCGGGCGAGGTGAAGAACATCCAAGAGGCGAACAACGTTGCGCCACACGCCCAGGCGGGGGCCAGCATGTTCGTCGAGCAGAACGGTCTCCGCCAGATGCTCACGACTTTGTTCGGAGCTGAGCAGTCCCGCGCTGCTGCTTCGAGTTTCATGGACGCGGAAATTGTGCGAAGGAACACCGCATGAACGCCATCACCACCCTCCCTGTCGGCTTCAAATACCTGATCGAGGTCGTCAACAAAGACGGCGAGGTCACGGACAGCGAAATCGTCGACAACCTGATGCCGCTCCAGGGCCTCAACCACATGCTCGGCGTTGTCCTGAAAGGCAGTTCGCAGTTCGCCTCGTGGTACATCGGGCTGTACAAAGGCGCCTACACGCCGAACACGAACGACACGGCCGCGAACATCAGCGCGAACGCGGTTGAGTCGTCTGCTTACGGCTCCAACCGTTTGGCTTTTGTCGGCTCGACGGTGACGGGCGGCGTCTGCGACAACCACGACAACAAGGCCGAGTTCACGATGGCCTCAGCCGAGACCATCTACGGCGGTTTCCTCGTCTCGGCACAATCGGTCGGTAGCACGGCCGGCGTGCTGCTGTCAGTGGTCCGCTTTTCCTCGCCCAAAGTCCTCGACGTCGGTTCGATCCTGCGCGTGACGGCCGGCATCTCTCTCGTCTCCACCAGCTAAGGAGTCCTCCATGACCTTGAAAGTTTCGACCGGCCTGCGCAACAAGCTGCTGGACACCGGCTCCCTCGCCACGTTGATGGCGGGCGGTCTCATCAAAATCTACTCGGGCACCCCGCCGGCCAGCGCCGATGACGCGGCGTCCGGCAGTCTGCTGTGCACGATCAGCCTGAACAGCACCGGCACCGGTGTGAACATGGCCAGCACCGCGACGGGCGGCGTGCTGGCCAAAAGCACGTCGGAGACGTGGTCAGGCGTCGTCGCCTTGTCGGGCGCTGCAACCTACTACCGCCACGTCGCCGCCAGCGACACGGGCGCGTCTTCGACCACCCAGGCCCGCCTGCAAGGTGAAATCGCCACGGCCGGTGCTGAGCTGAACCTGAGCAGCACCACGCTGACGTCGGGCGCGACTCAGACGGTCGACTACTACAGCGTGGCTCTGCCGACGCTGTAAGGGGGCAAAGATGCTGTCTGTGTTCGATGACTTTGCGTCAAACACCTCCGTGCTCAGCACGAATTCATCGACGCTAGGGGGCCTGATCGGCTTCCAGGCAGCATCCGGTGCCAAATGGCGGCGACCCACAGGGTCGCCCGCGTCCACTGCGCAGGTCCTCTCGGGCGGCACCATGTACCCCGGTGCGCGCTTCACGTCCCCTGGCTCGGGCGTGGTGGATCCGCGTGAGTGGTACACCACGCCTTATACCGAATCGGTGCTCACTGACTTTCCGGGCGACCCCAACGCACGCGATGCCGACATCGGCCTGGAGTTGCAGTACCAGATGCAAGCACCGTCCACAACCGGGACGCCGTTTCCGCTGGAACTCACGCATCATTACGGCGGCACGTCGGCGCAATCCTATGCACGGGACTGCTCAGCGGCCTCTGCAACGGTCACGTCGGTGCAGATCAAGGTCACCCCCTCTGGCTCGACGCACGCGATTCAGGTCATCGTTTGCAATGGAGGCACCCGGTACGTCATCGACGCTACGTCGAGCGGACTGGTTGCAAACTCGCTGCGGTCTACCGTGTACGTGCGGCTGAAAGACACGATGGCCAGGGTGTACGTCAACGGCACCATGACGAACGAAGTTGACGTCGGTGCCCGTCGAGCACGCATGCCCTTTTTGATGACGGTGCGAGAGTTCGGTGCATACCGAACGACTGACATTTACTCGGTGCGCATGTTCACCATCCGCGGTGAGTACTTCCCGATGGACTTGAGCACACTGCTACGCGACGAGATGGAAGGTGCCGCAGGCGCAGTACCGACAGGACGAGCCCCCGAGGTCACGGCGTTTGGCAACTGGGTCAACGACACTGACGCCAACACGACCGCCGTGCTCAACGGGGCCGGCAAGCTGTACATGGAGAACCGCCTGAGCTATTCCGGCAGCGATCCGGTACTCGACGGCACAGGCACCAACACGCGATACCTGCCGTACGGCGGCCGTAACGACAAAGCACTGAAGGTCGGCGAATGAGTACCTACCCATCCGAGTTCACGCTCGACCTGATCGTATCGGGCATGTCGAGCACCACGAACCCCATCGTGAACGGAGTTGAGCAGCGCGTGCACGGGGTAGACATCGTGTTGACGATGGGCGAGGACTCCGTGGACCCTGCGCACCAGAGCTACCTGCAGCTGTGCTGCTTCCGCAACCCAGATGCCCCTCACTACGACACGTTTTCCGACATCGTCGTTTCCTCGCGGTACATGCGCTACACATCGGGATCATTCACCGAGATGTGGGCGTCTGCGTTGTCCTATACGCGCAACTACACATCGAACTACCCCGACTCGGGCTCAAACCTCGTAGACGACATTGCCGTCACCTTGTCGTTCTCGCCGACGCTGCAGCGGCTGTATGTCAACGGAGCGACGCAGTCGACCACGACCAGCCTGATCGCGGTGCCGGAAGACGAGCGACGTGCACACCGCGTCGCCGTGCGGGCGTTCGGCTCAGGGTATGTGGAGCGACTGCAGATCGACGGCAACACGACCCGTACCCCCGCCGTCGCACGAGAGTTCTGGACCTTCTTCAACTTGACGAATGAAAAAGTTTCCGTTCCCTAAAGTGCTCGGCTCGCCGTCCCCGGTGGGCCAAGCCGCTTCGCGGGCGCTCGACATGGTTGACGCCCCTTTCCTCACCCGCCGCGTCGGCAACACCATCGCCGACAAAGCGGGTGAGTTCTCTTACGTGCGCACGATCGAGACGCCCGACGACCTGGGACTCGTCACGGTGTTCAGTACGCCGACTGAGCAAGACTTCGCGGAACCGTCAAACAAAAAGCCCCTCGTGAGCCGAGCCCTTACCGGCGGCTCTGCATCAAAGGGGACAAACGTCACGAGCGCTATGGGAGCCGTGCCGGCGGTACCGACGATCCCCGGAGCGACCAAGTCGTTCATCAACGGACGGACGGGCGCAGTGCATGTGGGTGGGGGGTACGTCCTATGGTGCCGGCAGTCCTACCAACGCGACGTGCCGTTTACCAACTGGTCGTTCATCAGTACGTGGCCCGTACTGACGTACGTGAAACGCCCAGGCACCGAAGACGAGCCAGCAGAAGATTCCAAGTCCGTGTCATACGCGTTGACGGGGGCAACCTCATTCCAAGAATTGCGCTCAACGACAACACACTCCACGGCCAAGCATCTTGCCGACATGTCCATGAGCGCCGCGCCATACGGGGTCTTTGCGCTCGGGCAAAACGATGACGGAGACTACGTGTTCGGTGTTAGCTCGCTCACGTACACGCTGGGTGTAGGGGTGTACCGTCACCAGATCGCCATCGGAAACACGAAGACGAAAGCACTCAGCACCAAGTTCACGCGAAACTGCTCGACGTTGCCTGTGGGGTCCGGACGAAGCAGCATGTCGCGTGTGTTCTGTACCGGGCGCGGTAAAGCGCGAGCGCTGTACGTCACCTGTACAGACGCCGACGTATCGGCGAACAACGTGAACAACCTGTCCGTGTACACGGTACGTACGGACGACTTCGGAGAGACGTGGTCCATCGTCCATGAGCCGGTACTGGAGGAAGTCATCAGCCCGTGGGTGACGGCAGACCTACTGCCATACAACTCGAGCGCACTACAGGGCATCGAGCCCCACGTGCTGATCGGGTACATGGGCGCGGGCAAGCATTTTCTGTACTTCAGCGCGGGGGACACGACCGGCTATGTCACGCAGGCGGCGCCGGGGCCGAACACGACGACACGCCCTGTCCTGTTCATCGGGGATGACGACGGGTACACCCAAGCATCCTGGCCTGCCGACGCATGGCGCTCGCGAGTCACCGGCCCACTCGATGCGCGAGGCCAACGCGGGTGGATGGGGCGCAGCGGCACGACGTGGCGCTTGCCGTACACGGCTCTGGACTTGTCCTCGTGGGGGCTGCCGTCGGTGGTGATGCCTGCGGACTTCGTCCGCAATGATCTGTACAGCCTGACGTACTACGGAGACATCGCTGCCGGGTGCGCGGGCCCGACTGTGTCTTGGGCGGCCGACAACGCAGCCAAGAGCCAGCACTGGTCGTTCGGCGAGGGGTGCATCATGGTTCCGATCCGCCACTGGAACCCGAAGGCCTGGAAGATCATGCTGACGACCGACTTTGGTGCTACGTGGGTGACAAAAGACCTACCAGAAGACCTATGGCCCGCGGTGTACCGCAGCCCGCCGCTGGTCGTGCAGAGCCCGTGGAAAGACGGAGTCTCTGACGGCTCGATCTTGATCGGGCAGCAGGTATCAGGGAAGACCGAGATCGTCTGGTGGAAGACGACCGACCTGTTCGACACGTTCACGAAGGCGCTCACGGTGTCGGCCGGCGTAGACTTACCGTACGGAGAATTTGACCCGGACGGATGCGGCGGAGACACGGGCTTGCTGATCATGTCAAACAAAAAACTGGCCCCTCCGTTCCCGGCCTTCCCCAACGATTTCAAGGGTGAGTAAATGCGCAACGTTCTGACCAAGGTCTCGTACACCTACACCCTCCCCGGCTCATCTGCTGTGCCGGCCAGTCCTGGCCGCCCGTACATCCCTGCGCACTGGGTGACGGAACAGCAGCGGGTGTGCAGCGTCGTCAACTACGACCTGTACGACACCGGGCAGTCCATCGAAGAGCTGGCCCAACAGCTGCTCACCATGGGCGGCGCAGGGTCTGACCTCTCGTACAACGTCAACTACGCGATCCTCTGCACACTGCAGAACGTTTCGCGGTTTGTGCCGGAGCAGTCGTACATCGCCCCCACGCCGTACCGTGCGTCGGTCCCGCCCACAGTGGTGACGGAGTACAACCTCGGCTGGACCGGCACGGCCCGGTCCGTAGACGTGCTGCTTTCTGACGGGCGCGTGTCGTTCAAGGCGGACACCAACAACGTCGGGGCCATGGTCGGTCTGCTGGAAGCCGCGTTCGTGGGGCGCTGGACAGCACTCTACGACTACACCGTGATGTCTCACAACTTCTACATCCAGGGTCGCACTTACGCGATCTACGAGAAGGGTGTGCGCCGCACGGAAGACACCGTGTTTGCATCCGGGGACGTATTCGGCATTCGTCGAAAAAACGGCACGGTGACATACACGGTCAACGACACGACTGTGTTCACGTCGTCCGCACCCAGCACGACACCTGTGTTCCTGCTCGCAAGCTTGTACTCCGGCGGCGACTATGTGTACGACCCGATCCTCACGGCTGAAGCGTCCGGCGCCTCATCTATGCAGCCGTTGCGCAGCGCGGGCGGTGAGGGCGCGTACGCCGCTGCCGCCGCGTACATGGCCTCGTTGCGAACTGCCGGCGGCGGGCACTTGATCGCCACGGTCTCGTGCACCATGCAGCCGGTCATCGCCCTTGCGTCCGCGTACGGGCGCCCGTACGGCCAAGCGACGACTCGCCTGCCCGCGCTGACGTCCGACGCGTACACCAGCAAAGTCGTGCCGCCTTACGGGCTGTCGAAAGGGTCCATGGCCTACCTGACATCGGCCGCGGTCGGTACGACCGGAGGCGTGATCAGCGGCAACCTCACCATGCCGACGTTTGTGTCGCGCGGTAGCGATCGCGTGTACGGCGAAGCAGTCGTGACCCTGCCGCGTCTGTCCTCGTACGCCAACGCCTACGAAGGCAACGAGAACGCGTCGATCATTTCGCGCACCATCACGGCCCACGAGATCGCCGGCACACAGATTGCCTTTGCGGCCATCAACATGACGGCATCAGGCACAGCCACACTGGCCGTTGCGACCGTCATCGACAGCGACGCTTTTACGCGAGCGACAGCGAGCGGAGACTTCGACGTCGTCGAGCTGATCGAAGCGATTGCCACCAGCCGAGCCGAGACGTATGCAGGGGTGCCGCTGTGGGACAACGCAGGCGAGACGATCGTCGTGAACGCAGACACGTCGGCTTTCAGCCGCTACGAGGGGTACGGGTTCTTGTCGTACTTCCACATCGGCGACGACGTGTACGGGCTCTCGCGGGACGGCGTGTTCTTGCTGGGCGGTGACACAGACGCCGGCCTGCCGATCCAGGCGTCCGTGAACGCAGGCGCGGTGGACGCAGGCACCTCGCTGCTCAAATGGGCGTCGGAGTGCTACCTCGCGGCGGCTTCGGACGGGCCACTTCGCCTGCGGGTGACGGTGGGGGATAATGCGTACCTCTACACCGCGCGAAGCAGTAGCCCTGAGATGCAGATGCAGCGCGTCGACATCGGCAAAGGGCTGCGGGCCACCTACTTCGAGCTCGAGGTCATCAACGACAATGGTGACGACTTTGAACTCGACCGCATTGAGTTCCGCTCGGCTCCTACCTCTCGGAGAATCTGATGGCATTCACCTACACCGGCCCTTCCGTCGCAGCCGCGTTCGTCACGGGCGTCTACAACGAAGCGTGGGACTTGGCGTTTCAGAAATCCGCCGACGCCCTGAGCATGTCTCAAGACGCGGTGGACCGCGCGTCCACGCCCTCGCTGATCGTGTCGACGCCGCAAGCCGCGCTGCCTGAGATCCCGTCCACGCCGAGCCTGACGGAGCCGATGTCGATCGCAGAGGCGACAGGTCTCTACACGTCCACGGTCAATGAGATCAAAGCGCTGCTGACCGACAACTTCACGTCGTTCATCAGCGAATACTTCGGCAACACCGATGCGTTCACCGCTGCCGGCGACTGGCTCAACAAAGCCATCTCTGAAGGCGGAACCGGCCTGACGCCTGCGGCGGAACAGCGCATCTATGACCGCGATCGCGACCGCGTGCTGGCAGAAGCTCGACGGACTGAACGACAGGCGCTCACGGGGTTCTCTGCCAAGCGCTACCGCCTCCCGCCCGGGAGCATGATGGCCAGCATCGCCAACATCCGCCGCGAAGCGGGTGACCGACTGGGCGACAACTCCCGCCAGCTCGCCATCCAGGCGATGACGCTGGAGATCGAGAATGTACGTTTCGCCGTCGAGCGCGCCATCACCTTGCGCACGCAGGCGCTGCAGTCGGCCGGCGAGTACATCCGCGTGCTGGCCCTGGGGCCGCAGACGGGCGCTGCGATCACCACTGCCATGCTGGACGTCCAGGCCAAGGCCGCTCAGACGCTGTCGAGCTTCTACACGGCTCAAGTGGCCGCAGCAGAACTTCCGCTGCGCGCTCGCCTGTCGAACGCAGAACTGGTCCAACGCACGAGCGAGGCGAACCAGCGGGCCAGCGTCGACGCCATGAACCAGCGAGTTCAGGCGACAATGGCAGCAGCGCAGTCCCTGGGGACTCAGGCCGCTGCCGCTCTCAACGGACTGACTGCTCAGACTCAGTTCTCTGGAAACGAATCTCTGTAAGGAGCCGACATGGCAACTCCACGAATCCCCGGCCTTGAGGTCGACGAGCTCAGTCCGACGATGCGCAGCGCTCGCCCTATCCCGGGCGTGGAAGTCACCGAGTTTCACGCACAGCCGAACTCGGCGGGCCTCCGCAACCCGAACGTTGCAGCCGGTGCACCGAGCGCTGAAGCGCAGGCATTCCGCGCGTCGCAGCAAGCAGGCGCGATGCGCGCGCCTCCGTCCGTGCCTGGGCAACCGACCACCTCGCTCAGCGGCTTGCGCTCGATGACCGGCGCCGCCGGCAACACGGTGCGCGGGGTGCTCAACAGCAGCAAGGTGTCCGGGATGCTCAAGGCCGGCGGCGCTGTGGCTGCAGCACAGGCCATCGGCGACTCCATGCAAGACGACAGCACTGCCCGCTACGCGAAGCGCTTCGGCGTCAGCGAGCCCACGGGTGACGGCAGCATCGGCGACATTGCCAAGTTCGCCGCACTGCGCGCTGGCGGGTTCGCGTCCGACCTGGGAAACAACCTGACCGGCGGACTCGCAGGCAAGCTGTTCCGAGACAACCCCAGCGAACCCAACGTCGCGCCGATGTCGTTCGCAGCGCCCGCTGCCGGTACCGCTGACTTGCGCGCGCCCGTGTACCCGAGCAACACCCCGCCGGGCAGCGGCCCGCAGGTCACGAACGACTTGCCCGCGGGCTGGCAGGCTCGCGCCTTGGACACCGCCAGCGACAACAGCGTGCGCCGCGTCACCACGCCGGATGGCCGCACGCTGTACACCAATGTCGCAGGGCCGGACAACGCCGCCTTGATGGGCATGCGCGGCGGCGCCGTGTCGATCGCCCCGGGCGTCCCCACCGCATCGTCCGTGGCCCCCACTCCTGCAACCGAACCGATGGTGGCAGGCGGCGGGGCGGCCAGCTTGGGCGGCAGCGTGCCGTCCCAGGTGCGCTCGGCTCAGACCTTCCGCGATCAAGTCGCTCAGGGCAACGCCCAGCGCGCTGTGACTGATGGCCTGCGCAGCGGCAGCGCGCGTGAGCGAGCTGCAGCCATGCAGTTGGCCGGGCAGCTGTCCGGCGACATCGAAAACACGGCGCGTGCATCCGCTCGAAACGAGGTCGAGCAGGGCATGAACGAGATCAACAATGCGACCGCTCAGCGAGGCCAAGACACGCAGCGCGCGATCGCTGAGGGGAACAACGCTGTCTCGCTGCGCGGCCAGGACGTGCAGGCCGGCATCGCCCGCATGCAGGGGCGCATGGCGCAGATGAAGGACGATCGCCAGTACCAGCTCGACGTCGCCAAGTTCGGCGAAGAGCGAGCCAAGACCATGTTTGGCCAGCGGCAAGACGCGCGCAACAATTTCAACGAGTGGGCGAAGTCCGCGTTCGTGACGCGCGACAAGGACGGCAAAGCGATTCCGGACGAGGCCAAGGTCGCGGATTTCAACACCGCTGTGAACGCCACGCTGGGCAACATGATCACGCGCCTGCAGCAAGCGGGCGACGCCGCCAGCGTGCAGAAGGCTGAGCGCCTGCAGCAGCTCGGCATCGCCGCTCTGGACGAGCAAGACAAGCAGACCCTCAAGCAGCTGTTCGATCGTCGCAACCGCGTGACCGAGGCCCGTGGTCTCATCCCTGGTACGGCTACTGCCAATCGCTCGGACGACCTGTTCGATTACGCCATCACTGGCACCGACGCCGGCCTTGTGCAGAAGCGCTTCAAGATGGCAGGAGGCGGCAGCATCGGCGTCAACGACCTCCGATACGCAGACGGTCCGGCGAACTATGTCCTGCCTGACCTCTTCAAGGCCCCGACCTCAACACTCGGCCCGACTCTGGAAGAGCAGGCCGCCCTCAAAGGACTCCGATAATGGGCATCCTCACCGACACCATCAAGCAGCTGACTCCTTCCGAGGGCGTCGATCAAGGGCAGACTCTCGGCGAGGCGGCGGGCGCGGGCTTGCGTTCCGGTACGCTGGGCATGGGTTCGCAGCTCGCTAGCCTGGGCGGCGCAGTCGCGAACGAGCTGGGCGCTGACGGTCTCGGGCGCGGACTGCACGACAAAGCGACGGAGCTGCGCCAGCGAGCGGCCGAAGCCGCACCGCGCGTGCAGTCGGTCGACCAGATCGGATCGCTGCGCGACGCGCTGGAGTTTGGCGCAGGTACGGTCGGGCAGGCCCTGCCGTCTGTCGTGCCAGCCGTCGCGGCCGGCGTCCTGACGCGCAATGCAGGCCTGACGACGCGCATGCTTGCCCCCGCCGCCACGTTCGCCCCGATGGAGATGGGCGACGTCGTGCAGCGCCAGCAAGACGCAGGGCAGGCTGTGAACCTGCGTGACGCCGCGTTGATCGGCGGCGGTTCCGCGGCCCTGCAAAGCGTCGTGCCCGGTGTCGTCGGGGCCAAGCTGGCAGGCCGCGCTGCCGCACCGCTGGTGGCGGGCGGCGGCCTGCGGGCCACCACCGCGAAGAACATCGCAGGCGCAGCCCTGGGCGAGAGCGCCACCGAGGCGGGCGGAGAGGCGTTCAAGCAAGTGGCCATGGGCCAAGACCTCGACGCGACGGCCATCCGGGACAACGCCATCGCTGGTGCCCTGGGCGGCGCGGCCCTGGGCGTGCCCGGTGCTGCAGGCGACGTGGCGGCGCGCGGCGGCGCTGCGGCGCGGGCTGCCGTGCAGGGAATGTCCGAAAAAGTGAAGGCTGCGCCCGGAGCGCTTAAAACCGCCGCTGCGGGCCTGAGCGATCAGGCAGTGTCGAGTGCCCGCCGGGGCGCTGAAAACGCCGCCACGGGCGTATCCGAGGCCCTGACGGCCGGTAAGACGGCGCTGGATGAGACCGATCTGGCAGGCGTGGCACAAAATGTCAAAAACGTAGGCGCGGATGCCGGCCAAACCGTGCTCGACGCCCTGGCAGGCCTCAAGGGCAAGGCCGCGTCCGCCGCCGAGCGGATGACTCAGGGTAAACCCTTGGAAGACGACCCGGTGCTGACCGAGGGCGACCCCGCCAGCCCTGAGTTCCAAGCGCGCGTGCAGGAGATGGACAAGGGCCACGCGGCCAAAGCCAAGGAGTTCGCCGACGGCCTCTTGGCCAAGGCCGACGCATGGTTGACCCCCGAGCGCCGGGCTCAGCTCACCGAGGCGGCCGGCAACCTGGGCGACGCAGCCAACCGCGCGACCGTGGCAGGCATGCAGAAGGCCCGTGAGGGCTACGACCGCGCCAGCACGATGCTGCGCAGCGCGACCGACGACATGCGCGCCTGGGCCGAAGCGCGTCTGCCCGCTACCGACAAAAACGCCAAGCAGTCGAAAGTGATGTCCGGCCTGGGTGCGCAGATCGACGAGAGCGTGGTTTCGCGCGCCCTGAACAATCACGGCGTTGAGGTGGACCCTGAAGTGCGCACCGCGTTCAGCAGCGCTCTGGCTAACACCGTGCGTGCCATGACGATCGGCGAACGCGTCCCTGCCCGCACCGTGAGCATGCTCGACGACGCATTGGGCGAGCACTCGTCTGCCGTGATGGAGCAAGTGTTCCGCGCGACGTTCCCCGGAGCGACCCTGCAACAGCGTGATGCGTTCTACAAGGGCCTGAACAAGGTCCTCGACACGCGCGACAGCTACACTCGCGTGATCGACCGCATGACCAACGCGCTGCAGCCGGAGCAGGCCAAGTCTGTGACCACCTCCGACATGCGCGCGCTGTACCGCGCCGTGCGTGAGTGGGATGCTCGCCCCGACCGAGGCACGGCCGAAGACCGCTATCGCTCGCGCCAGATCGTCGAAGGCATGCGCGAGTACTTCGGCGAAAAGACCGATAGCGTGCTCGAGGACATCCGCAAGAGCCGCCTGAAGGAAGAGCAGCGCGTCGACACGGCCAGTGACGAAGACGGCGCCGACTTCGACGACGGCCTGACCGAGACCGAGGTGGAAGACCCGGACCCCAAAGACCCGACGCTGGCCTTCGAGCAGCAGAGCCCCGAACAGAGCAAAGCAGACCCGAGCGCACCCCTGAGTGCCGTCGGTGTCAGCCGCATGCGCTTCAAAGGCGGCAAGGGCGCTGACGACCGCCGCACCAGCCCGCGGGCGCTGCGCACGAACCCCGACAAGCCTGACAGCGACGTGTTCGACACCGTGGCCATGACCAAGGTCATGCGCACTTCGCAGCCGTATCAGGACGGCGAGGTGAGTGGCCAGCGCCGCGATGCACGCATGTTCAACGAAGCCGTGAGCCGCCTGAGTGAGAAGCTCGGACGCAGCGTGGACGTGCCGGACACGGCGGTGGTCAACGAGAAGGGCATGACCTGGGGCGATGCCAAGAAGCTGCTGAACAACGATCCGGGCCCGAGCGTCACGGACCGCAAGCTGCAGCGCCTGCGGGATCAATACCGAGACGCCAAGGCCAGCAAAAACTCCGACCGCATGAGCGCTCTCGAAGCGCGTGCACAAGAGCTGCTCGACCAGCGTGACGCTGAGATTGCATTCGACGGATCTGACCTCGAGCCCTCGCTCGCGCAGGACTACCTCACTGCGCTCGGTAAGGACGCGGCCGACCCGCGCCAGGACAACATCACGTTGGCCGCGACCCTCAAGCCTGATGAGCTCGCGCTGAAGACCGACGAAGCCGGCCAACCGCTGACCAAGAGCGTGGCCCGTAGCCGCGACGGCATGCTGGGGCGCCTGAGCAGCAAGATCAGCCAGATGGAGAACGCCACCTACACGCGAGAAGACAAGACGTACGTCAACAAGCCCGCGCAAGCCCTGGGTGCAAAAGCACGCGAGCTGTTCGGTAAGTTTGACCAGCTCAAGCCGCTGGACCAAGCCGCGCTGCTGTCGATCGTGCAGGCCGACAAGCCCAGTGATGCAGCGGGCACGATCAACGCGCTGACTGCAAAGTACGCCGACAAGCCCGCCAAAGACCTGGGTGCTCGCGTCGACGCGATCGCCGCCAAAGAATCCTGGGACGTGCTCGACACGCCGGAGAAGGCCGTCAAGTTCATCGAAGCTGCAGTGCCACGCATGCGCGAGCTGAACAACATGGACGACATGTCTGATGTGCAGCGCAAGGCGTATGCAGGACTGCTCGGCGTGTTGGGGCGGGACGCAGACCCGCACATGCTGGTGACGGAGGCCGATGGGTTCTACGAACTGAGCAAGAAAGAGCAAGAGTCTCTGCTGGCCCGTGTCGACGCTGCCACCGCCGCCTCGGAGGTGGCGGCCAAAAGCCCAAAAGCGCAAGCCGCCCGGCTGGAGGCTCGGGCACGTTCTGGTGACGCGTCGCTGATCAAGGAAATCAACTCGATGCAGGACGCAAAGAGCCTGCAGCGTGCCCTCGACCACCTCAACTCGGCGGATGTCCGCAGCGAAGCAACGGATGCGCTGAACGCGCGCATCGGTGAGCTGGCGCAAGACCCAGACGTGGCCTACAACCTGCAGACCCCTGCAGGCAGTGCGGTGCCGCACACCACGCGCATGGATGTGCAGCGCCACATCGAGAAGGTGCTCGGCCCCAAGATCAACGTGGCCTGGAAAGTCATGGGTCACGAGGGCGAGTACACGGCGCACGACGACACGATCCGTGTGGCGGTCCACTCCATGAACCCCATGGGCACAGCCTTCCACGAGAGCTTCCACGCGTGGGTCAAGCGCCTGGGCGACCACGGCGCGCAGGACATCGCCAACACGATCATGCGCGCCGCCAGCTCGGACCACGTGATCGCTCAGCTGCGCGATCGCCTCAAGGGCGAGCCCGCTGCCCTGGCGCAGCTCAAAGATGCTGAAGAGCGCGCAGCCTACATGTACCAGTTCTGGGCGAGCGATTCGACGTTCCGCGTGGCTGCTGGCGCACGGACAGCGTTCGACAAACTCGGGCAGTTCTTCCGCAAGGTGCTTGGCATCGTGAGCAACGACGAACGCGCTCTGCACATCATCGACGCGTTCAACGCCGGTGAGTACGCGAAAGACAACTACGCGTTTGTCGACACGATGAACGCGTACGGCCGCAACGCAGCGCTCGAGAAGATCAAGGCGTTCGTCAAGCCGTTGACAGACCTCGGTGAGCGACTGGTGGGCGCAGGCAGCGAGAACCTGCGAGACACGGGCATCCCTGCTCTGCGCGATCTGGCCAACGCCATGAAGCTCAAGCAGACGATCAGCGGGGATGCTGCCGATGCTGGATTCATCCCGGAATCGCGCCGCATGCGCACTGAGTTCCTGAACCAGCTCAGTGCTGGACTCAAGGGCATGAGCCCCGAGAACATGGACGCTGCGCTGCAAGAGCTGCAAGGTGGAGCGAAGGCGACGGACGTGAAGGCCCGCACGGCGGTAAAGGTCACGCGCAAGATACTGGACGGCATGCTGCAGTACATGCAAGACGCCGGGGTGCGCATCGAATCCATCGGTGCTGGTGTCGACTACTTCCCGCGCGTCTACGACGTCAACTACATCGGCAGCAACCGCGATGCGTTCCGTGCCGTCCTGACCAAGCACGGCGTGTCCAACCCTGACCGCATCGTCTCGAACTTGATCACTGCGCAGGGCAACGAGTTCACGATCGAGTCCATGAAGCCGGGCATGCAGTTCGCAAAGGAACGCGCCCTCAAGAACATCCCAGACAGCGAGCTTGCTCCCTTCATGGTGAAGGACTACTCGCGCATCATGGCGAGCTACATCAATCAAGCTACGCGCCGAGCTGAATGGGCCCGCCGCTTCGGTGATGATGGCGCTCGAGTCACCGAGCTGTTGGCGAAGGCCAAGGAACAAGGCGCTGACGCCGGACAGCTACGACACGCGGCTGAGTTCGTACAAGGAGTCGACGGCACCCTGGGCGACGGCCTGGACCCCCGCGCCCGCAAGCTCATGGGCAACCTGATCGTGTATCAGAACATCCGCTTGCTGCCGCTGGCGATCTTCTCGTCCGTCGTCGATCCACTGGGTATTGCCGTCCGTGGCGGCACGGTGGGCGACGCTTTCGCTGCGTTCAAGCGCGGTGTCAAGGAGATCCCCAACAGCTTCCGCGACGACGCGAAGCTCACGAACGACTTGGCTGCTGATCTGGCCGAAACACTCGGTACCGTCGAGAGCGCCACGCTCAATCACGTTGTCGGCGAGATGTACACCGAGTCGATGACGAGCGACTGGGCGCGCAAGGTGAACGACAAGTTCTTCAAGTACAACATGATGGAAGGCTGGAACCGCAGCATGCGTGTGGCAGCGACGCAAGCTGCCGTCAAGTTCATCGCTCGTCATGCAGACGGTACTGCCGACGCGCACAGCAAACGATGGATCGCTGAGCTGGGCCTTGAGCCCGGCAGCGTGCCCATGCGCAACGGAGAGCTCGACGTTACAGACCCTCGCGTGAAAAGCGCCGTGCACCGCTGGGTGGACGGCGCAGTGTTGCGCCCTGACGCAGCAGACAAGCCGGTGTGGATGAACGACCCGCACTTCGCCCTCATCTCGCACCTCAAGCAGTTCGTGTACGCGTTCAACGAGACGATCCTCAAGCGCGTCGTGCATGAAGCCAAGTTCGGCAACTACGACGCGGCGCTTGCTCTCGCGAGCTACGTGCCTGTGATGATCGCAGCCGATGCAGCCAAGGGTTTGATCATGGGCGGCGGCGAAGAGCCTGAATGGAAAAAGGGCTGGACGTTCGGCGACTACTTGAGCAACGGCGTGCAACGCGCGGGCCTGTTTGGTGTCGGGCAGTTCGGCCTGGACGTGCAGGAGCGAGGGCTTGGTGCGCTGACGGGGCCGACGATCGAACAACTGAGCGACGCCGTCGGAGTGATGGGCGGGCGCGAGGCGTTCGGAAAGTTTGCGCTGGACGCGATGCCGGCGCACGCCTTGTTTGGTGCTGCGCTTGGTGGGGGGTCGACCTGACCCTAAAACGACTGAGTAACTCTACCTTCCATTCTTACATTCCAATCTTCAATTTCTTCTATAGGAAGAGGAAAAGAGAAGAGCTAAGTTCTAGTAGAAGAACAAAAAGCACGGAATGGAATGGAAGTTGGAAGGCGCGAGGTCGTGCTGGTGGCAGCGGGCCGGCAGTGTGAATGAGGGACCGCATAGGGGTGTTGGTACCTGATAGGTTGCACACTGCGGGGCTCTTCGCTCAGCCTTAATAGGCTTCGGGTTTATGCGTCATGACGCAAAAAGAAAGAGCACCGTGGGGTGCTCTTTGTTCTTGGGTCAGCTCTTCAAGCGAGCCGTAACGGCGCGGAGTTCACTGCTGCACCGCAGGCATCCTCCGTCTTGACCGAGTATGCACAAGCAGCGCGGACAAAGCGAGGGGCGATACTTCATGCTCAGTCCTTGATCGGCTCCAGGCCACCGCGTTTGGTCAGGCCGAACTTGTCGCCAAACGTCATGATCGGCTCGTCGTTCAGCATGGCCACGACGCCCTCCTTGTCGGTCTGCACTTCGCAGATCGTGATGATGACTTCGCCCCACAACGCTTTGTTGACTGCCTCTTTGCCCAGCTTGTGAGCGGCGGCTTGCGTGGCCTCGTAGCCAACGACACCGCCATCGGTTTCAACGCGGAACACTTTCATTGCTTGGTTCTTTCTTCGAACATGTCGTAGAGACAGTGGACGGTGTACCACTTGTCATCTTCCAGCTCTAAGTCGAGGCTTTTGAAATGGACGACGACTTTGCCGCGCCGTAGAGAAAATTTGAACGGTACGACTGTCTCGAGATGACGCTTCGTTGATGAGGTGGGCCACCCGGCGAACGTGAACGCAATCGTCTCAGGGTTATATCCCTTGAGGCGATTGGCCACACGCAGCTCTTCAGGTCCGCCCAACGTGTCGACAATTTTGTTGCCGAACAAGTAGTAGCAGCTCCCGTCAGTGCTGGCGTTTCCGCGAGTAGCCCGCTCGCCTTTGTACATGCAGGCCGAGACTTCAGCTGCTTGCTTGGTGCCGTGCACGGGTCTTCACCTCTTCATACTTGGCGGTCAGCGCTTCGCGCAAACCTTCGACGGACGTACCGGGGAACGTGCGCATGTAGTCGGTCAGATAGACGTTGTCTTCTGCGCCATCCCACATCTTGATGTACGTGCCTTCCTTGTAGCCGTTGGCCGCGCGGAACAGGTTCAGCACGTTCTTGCCGATGTACATGATTTCGAGTTCAGCCCAGGTGAGACCGACGCGCTGCATGACCACGTTGAAGATCGAAGGAGCCACGAAGCCGAGACCAGCCAGCCCACCGAGGATGTCAACAGACTCGTGCAGTGTCAGCCCGTTGAGGGTGAAGCGACGGCCAGCGATGTCCACGACAGACATGGCGTCGTGTTCTTCGATCGTGCGGCGAATCACTTCGGCCGCAGTGCCGGAGCTGCCTTGGCAGTCGACGAGATGTTGACTCAGCATGAAGTGCCAGATGTCAACGACCTCGAGCTTGGCTTGCTCCATGTCGGGCGCTTGAGCCTTCCACCACTTCCAACCGAGGTGTTCGGTCAGTTCAGCGGCTTCGACGCGGATCGCTCGCGTGAACGGGTTGTTGGCCGTGAGCCACTGCGGATTGATCTTCAGGTTCAGCGCGTCCTGCAGACCCAGCATGCGGGTCAGCGAGTCGTGAGAAGGCAGAAACGGAGAAGGCGAAGGAGTCGAGGAAGTCGTCATGAGTACCTTTCGAAATAGCGCGAAGACGATCGGCGACTTCGCGCACGACCTGTTCCTTCGCTTTGTTACGCGGGGGCAAAGGCGCCCACGCGAGGTATCTGCCGTCATCAGACCAGCACCCGGTGACACAGATGTGGCCTTGGGTGAGCAGCAGAACTTTGGAGCCGCCCGGCGGTTTGGCGTCGCCAGCAAGCGGATACTGATATTCAGGGAAGCCATCAATGTGCGGCATACGTACCTCGTTGGATGCGCTTGGCATCACGTACTACGGCGTTGATCGTCACTTCAGGGATCTTGGGGGTACAGGCTACCGTGAGCCTGTGATCAACATCGCTGATCGTGACCGTGATGTAAACGATGCCACGATCGAACTCATGATCGACCACCACAAAGCCTGCTCTGGTCAGCGCTTTCCGTATTTCGCGTACCAGTTTGTTGACGCTCATTCTGGCGCCTCTTCGATGCTGTCGGGCAGAGCCTTGAATTCGACTTCATAGCCTGCCCTGCGCAGTGCTTCTTTCATCTCGTCGATCTGGTTAAGTACCAAGATCAGCTGCGATGTACGAGCAGACAAACGAGCTTGCAAGCGCTCAATACGCTCTTCAAGCTTTTGGATGCGGCGATTAACTGTCACACGAGCTCCAACAATCCAAGTTTCAGGCAAGTCACGAACACCCGCTGTTGCGCTGCAGAGAGCTGACAGTACTGGATTGGGCCTTCCATCTGCAGCAGTTGTTCGACGTTCGTACTATCGAGTGACCGCGTTGCAGCCCGCAGAACTGCATCTGCATCAAGCGCAGTGCGGGCGGCGACGGCAGAACGTGGCATAGGAGCCGTCCATGATTCGTAAAGCGACGGAACGCTGCGAGGCTTGAACCGATCGCGTAGATCACGCAACTCAGTAAACAGCTCGGTGTACTTGCGACACACGACCTCGAGCGAAAGCTCAGAGGCGTAGCGTGCTTTTGCCGCGCGACCGATCTGATCACGCAGCTGCGCGTTTGTGAGTGAGAACAGGTATGAGCAAAGCTGCGGCACAGAGAAAAAAGTCTGCTCAGCGGCGGCGCGATGGTACGCAGCAGTAGCTCCAGTGAAATCAGGACCGGCGAAAGAAGCGGCGGTCATGCGCAGCAGATACCCCGATTCACGATGCACGATCATGTCTGAGTGCCCGGCCCATTCCGTAGCGATGACCGGAAGCCCAAGAGACATGGCTTCAGCTGTGGCCATACCAAATGTCTCTTGGACATTGTCAGACGGCGCGATGTACACATCCGCGCTACCCCAGGCGGCTTGCCACTCTTCTTCATTGGCCCCGTTGAACAGTACAAACTCGACTCTCGGGAAGCATGCAGCGACTGCCGCCAGCTCGGCTTCATCGTCTGTCGAGCCAACGCCAGCAACAGAATACTGAACAGTTGTGTTGAGCTGTTCAGCGAGCATCTGCAGCGCGGCGAACACAGGCGCCAGATTGGCTTTGCTCCAAGCCGAAATACGGCCAGCGGTAAGTGCCGTGAACCAGTACTTCTTGTACGGCCGGACAACAGGCGCGCGCGTAGGCAGTGGAATAACAGGCAGCTGAACAAGACTGCTGCCCACCAGGGATTGAACAACCCTCTTAGCGGCCGAGGACGTACACACGAGCGCGTCGTACGGTTTCAAGCACCCGTAGCTTTGCAGCTCAGCGACCACATGCGGGGTCGACAAGGTGTGAGTCAAGCCACACATGCTGTACCGCTGAAGACGATGCTTGGCTTGTTCGGTGATGAACGGGTCAGCCCTGAACACGGTGTCTATTGGTGCATCGCTAGGCAACGCAACAGCACCTAGTTCTTGCTTCAGCAAGGCGTGAACGTTCTCCGTGGCTTTCGACGCGCCGTTGAGAAAGAACCGCTCTTGCGGATAAAACCCGATCATAGGATCAGCCTTTCAGACGCGTTGCGGCGCGTCGTGCGATCTCGTTTTCGATTTCGCGCAGAGTGTCGGTCAGACGACGCGTACCATCGTTTGTTTGATTGAGCATGCGCGCCGCCAGATGGCAGATGATGTCTTCAGGCAAACTGAAAGTACTAGACCCGGTTGATGTAGATGAATGCTCGAGCAGCGTGAAGCCCGATGTAGCTGGAGCCCTATGAAGGTCCCAGCACTGCGCTCGTTCAACAACCTCGATCATGGCATGTCAGCCGCGTGGCGCTCACCCAGATACACCGGGTGGCGAGGTTTGTCCTTCACGCCCACGGGGAAGAACTTGTACTTGACGACCTTGTTCACCCAGTCCATGCGCGCACGATCAGCTGCGGTAAAGCCGGTGCCGATTTCGAACGAGACGCCGCTGTGGATGTCGCGCACGGCCAGCGCACCCATGGTGCCCTTGCCGGTCAAACCAGCTTTGGCCTTGCTGCGTTTGGTGCGGCCCAGATTGTCGGTCTCAGCTTCGTTGCCGTTGTGCATCTCTTCGATGATGCCCAGCACGACGGCTTCGCTGTCCTCGAAGCGCTTGACCTTGAGCATGTACTGCTCGCGGGCGGTGGACCGGCCGTGCTTGTACAAGCCCATGCCACTACGCAGGATCAGACCCTCGTAGCCCAGGGCGATCTGCTTGGCTTCGTACTCGAGCAGCGCGTCTTCACTGTTGATGTGGACGTGCTCGTGGACCACGATCTTCACAGAACCTTCACCCTTGAGGCGCCGGGTCATGTTGCGGACCAGATCATCGTGCTGCCACTCGTCGACCTGCTGAGTGAGGTAGCCCAAGCGCGCGGCAAAGCGCTCGACCATGTCGTGCCAATCGAACACGTGAAACGTCACGTCAGGCGTACCGGCATGGCTCATGACTGCAGAGTTGGTCACGCGGTACACATCGTGCGCCGTTGGGTTGCCGACGATCAGCTCGCCGTCCAGCCCGTTGAATTCAGAGCGCGACAGACTTGCGTACAAATGCTTGTTCGGGATCGGCAACAGCTTGCGGCTGACGAGCTTGCCGTCGAGCACAACGGCACGGATGCCGTCGAGCTTCGGCGACGCGAACAGCGGGTACTGCAGAATCTTGAAATCAGCCGGCGAAGCCAGCATAGGTTTGAACGACATGATGCTCCTTAGCAATTCCAGTTTTGGATCACTGCCCTGAGTGCATCCAGGTGCAGCGACGACCGTGCTTGAGCCGATGCGCGCACATGCGCAATAGCGGCGGGGGCATGCTTGAAGCGGCCCGATGACAGAATGCGTGTGCCTACGCGCTTCGTCCCGTTCTCAATGACAGAGAATACGCCCCAGCCTTCGGCCAGGGCGGCTGCCTGCATGGCCGGCGTCCACTTCACAGAAGTCGCGCCTTGATCATGAGTGCTACGGCTTTTCGGCACGTGCTGTCTCCTTTTTGTGCGTGGTCTACGACGTACTTCTCTGCTTCTTTGCGAGACCCGAACCGCGTCGTGTGATCGAGCACACGTGCATGGCGGAACACCATGATGCGGTTGTGCGCCAAGACGTTTAAGCGCCAGCCTTGCTCACGAGCCGCTTCGTGGTTAGAAGGCTCCCAGCCTAAAGCACGTAAGCGGAGGTGGATGTCACTGTGTTTGATCATCGCGCAAAGAATCTACGGCGGCCCTCCAGTGCTTGCTGGCAGTGCACGCAGTTGTAAAAGCTGAGCTTGATACGAGCCTCGGGGATTTCACTCCCGCATTCACAGCGCCCGTCAAACCCTACGGGCTTTGGTTTTTGCGACCGGGCTTTGTTAATCCCAGTTTCGATCTCCGCGCGTGATAGCGCGTCGGCGACTTCCATTTGGTATTCGTCCATCGTCTTTCTTGCGATTAAGCAGGTAGCTCAGCAACAGCGCTGTGGTGACGATTTTATAGACCGCGGACATGACGCGGGCCGTGGTGAAAAGGGGTTGAAGATTCATGGCATTGTGAACTCGGCGATCGCGGCTGCCAGTTGTTGCTTTGTTCGAACCAGGGAGTAAAAGACCGATGGCGGCAGGGGCTCTTCCCAGGCCATGTCCTGATAGATGACCCCGCCTTCAGGGCAGCCGACGATGACCCAGACGTTGCGGCCTTCGTCGTATCGCGCTGCGCCCCACTCGAGCTGTAACGTCGACAACTCAGGCAAGATGAGTGTGGTTTCGCGCGCCGGGATCTTGGGGAGCCACTTGTACTCGATCCACAAATCCGTCGACTTGCGCTTTCCGCGTCGCTTGCCCGAGTACCACACGTCCCACGTACCTCCACGGTAAGGGTTGTGCATTTTCTCGAAGTAGGGCTTGGCCCCATCTTCAAACTTGCGATGCACGGCCGCGATGAAGTTGTTCTCGGGCTTGCTGCTCATCGCCGCGCACCTTCCAGAATGCGACGCTTTGCTTTGCCTGGTGCGGGCTCAAGTGCAGCTTTCAACGGCACAGGCACACGACGATCGTAGTGCATCGGGTTCTTGTCCGCATGCAGCTGCTGCAAGTGTGCGACTTGAGGCAGCAGCGAGGCGACAAGGTCTTGGTACCCAGGGGTCGGCGTGAACTGACGATCGTCGATCAGCGTACCGTGGGCCTGCGCATCCACGAGGATGGCGAGGCAGGCCAATGCATTGGCGAGATGAGGGTTCTTGGAGTCAAGCGCCAAGTCCTGACCTTCGAACCAGTCCTCCACGTGGCGCTTGAGGGCGGCCACATAGACAGAGGCATACACCGGCGTTGCGCGCCAGTTCAAACGGCCGTACTTGCCCATGCCTTCGAGCAAACCGATGCAACCCATGGCCGTCGCAGTTGCGGGCCACAGGTGCAAAGGCAGCTTGGCACGGCCAGCCGCATCTTTGGGGTTGGCAGTGTCTTGCATCATGATCACTTCTTGGTGAGTTCAGCCCAGATGAGCTGCGCGTGCTTGGCCTGGGCGATGGCGTCGCTCAGTGCGTTGTGCTTGACAGCGGCTTCAGGCTTGGCCGCGCGCTTGGCTGCAGGCAAGTTCTTCAGCGTGCGGAAGCAGCGGTTGTTCCAGAAGTTCCAGGGCAACTCCCAGCCGAACGACTTGACAGCGTGATGCAGCATCGGGATGTCGAAATCCGCGCCGTTGCTCCACACGAAGGTGTCCTTGTCATCACCGAACCAGTCGTAGAACTCAGTCAACGCCTCTTCCAGCGACACCTTGGGCTCGGTGAACACCTTCTGTGCGGTTGCGCTTTGTCCCATCCACCAGACGAGCGTGGACTCGTCAATGCGTCGGCCTTTCTCGAGGTTCGACTCGATCGAGATGGAACGATAGAAAGCTTCGTCGTCCATTTCGCCCGACTCGATGTCGAAGCGAACGGCGCCGAAGCTAATGATGACGCTGTCGGCGGCGGTGCCCAGCGTCTCGAAGTCGATCATGACGTGTTTCATGTGAAGTGGTTGGTGTAGTCAGTTGAACGTGGCTTTCTTCCATTTGAAGAAGCGGACAGCAGCATAAGCTGCTGCCGCTGCGCCGGCGATGAAAGACACGGCCACAATGAGCAGCAAGCCGCCAAATGAAAGAAGGACCCCCATGATCAGCGCCCGATCGGCTTCAAGGGATGCGGCAGGTTGGGGTCACACTTGGTGGCCTGGGCTGCGTAAGGGGACTTCTTGAAGTCCGCTTCGATGTAGCAGCCGACGCTGGCCGACGAAGTCGAGCACCAAATGATCTTTTTGTCGACCTCTTTGCCGATGACTTGCATCACGGACAGCCACGCCCAGCCCGAACCTTGCGGGCAAGACGGACCGATGTAGTCGTCGGTGTGCGGCACGATCTTCCACGACGCGTCGAAGCGCGGGTTCATGGCGAAGTACGATGCGCCGTTGGCGCTCGCATTGGCCAACGCTGTGGAGCGCTGTTGCTCGAGCAGCGCTTGCAGCTTGGTGTTGGCGTCCGACTTGGCCAAAGCTTCAGCGCGGAGCTGCTCCGGTGTGGAAGGTGCAGGCTCAGCCGCTTGTTCTGCGTGCTTGCCGCAAGCGGTGAGGGCAGCTGCTGCGATGAATGCAGCGGCGAAAATGAAACGACGGGTCATGTTCACTCCAGAGAAGACGAAAGAAAATCCCCGCCCTTAGGGCGGGGATTCACAGGTCGCTCGATTACTCGGCGGCGGGGTTCACCACGGCTTCGAGCTTGGCCAGATCGGTGTCGATCTTGCCGAGGCCCTTGGCAGCGGCAGCAGCTGCCTTGTCGCGGGCCTTGAACACGGCGTCGCGAGCCTTGTCGGCTTCGGCCACGGCCTTGTCATGCGCCTTCTTGGCGGCGGCGACGAGCTTGTCGTGGTCCTTCAGGCCGGCTTCGATCAGCTTGCGGGCGGTCTTCAGGTCCTTGATCTTGGACTTGGCTTCGGCGGGGGTGAGTTTCGGTTGACGGGCCACGGTATTTCTCCTTCAGGTGAGTGGCGTAGGTTAGCTCGCGGAGCCGGACGGCGCGCGAGATGAGGCGGTCGATGATCGACCGGCGACGTCGAGTCGCTGCTTCAAGATCGAGGCAGGCGATCACTTCGTCTTCAGTCAACTCGTCCAACACGTCGTTCAAGGCCGTGTACGAAGTGAGAGCCTGATTGATGTAGAAGGGGCGAGTTGACATGATCTGGTGCGTAGAAAAAGAGGGCTGCAGCACTATACGCAGGTATGGCAGCCACGTACAGCGCTTTGTTCAGCAGCCCTCTGAAACGGTCAGCGGCGACCGGCCGTCTTGGAGGCCGGGCGACGAGGCGGGGCCTTCTTGTCCTGCGTGGCACCGAACTGGCTCACGTCAGGCTCGGTCTGCAGCAGGGTCTTGGCTTCTTCCTGGCGAGCGTAGTGCACCGGCAGGTTCTCGTTGGGCTGCGGGTCACCGAAACGCAGCGAGGGGTAGTCGCTGTTTTCGTCGAACGAGACCTTCGTGACCACGGCCACCGGGGGCATCTGGAACGTCGCGGCCACGCTGCGCACGTAGCTGTCGAACGCCTTGATGGCGGTGGGCGAGACCTTGAGCAGCCAGATCGGCGTCTCTTCGGTGGCCTCGGCCGGCAACACAGCCAGCACGCGGGTGTTCTTGCACGCCTTGCCCTTGCCCGACGAGCCGAACTCGTTCATGGGGCAGCCCTTGCACTCGTTGGCCTGCTTCAGGGGGGAGTTGTCGCTCGGCACCAGCTGCAGCGGATTTTCGCCGATGGCGAAGCAGGCAGGCGGGGAGATGTTGTCCTTGTCGTACTCGCCTTCGTAGAACATGTTGGCCGAAACGAAGTCGAGGATGACCACATCGAGTTCGTCGGCCTTGGTGCCGTCGGGGAGCTTGAACTCCTTGGACTGACTGACTTGGATGGTGATGCCGCTGGCGGGCGCCACCTTGTTGTTCAAGGCTTCGGCCTGGGCTTTCAGCTGAGCCTGGATTTCAGCGACGGACACAACAGCGCCACCGGTCTTCTTGGTGGTGGTGGTGACGGCGGTGGACTTGGAAGCAGCCTTCTTGGCGGCAGGTTTGGTGGCCATGGTGGGAGATCCTTCAAATGGAACGGATGTTCAGCTTGCGCTTGGTGAACGGCTCAACGCCGGGGACAGAGCCCTTCTGTTCGAAGAGCTCACGGATGGCCGGATCAGAGAGCCGGCGCTGGTAAAGGTGGAAGTAGCCCGTACGCTTGATGTAGGCGTTGAGGGCATCCCAGTTGGTGACGTTGCCCACCACGTTCGACGTGATGGACACGGTGCAGTGCTTGCCTGCACCTTTTTCAGTGCC